GAAAAGAGCTATAAGAACTGGATTGAGCTGCGCAAGCTTGGGATTGATACCATACCTGTTCACCATATTGGCGATGATGACGAGTCATACCTAAAGAAGTATTTAGAGCAGACTGATTATATTGGAATTGGTGCAATTGCCAAACTAAACGCTGAAGCTCGAATTTACGGACTTGATTATATCTGGAAAGAATATCTGTCAAATAAGGATGGTACGCCCAGGTATAGATGTCATGGTCTTGGTTTGACTGATATCAAGATCACGCTGCGCTATCCTTGGTTCTCTGTGGATAGTACTCGTGCGATTATGCTGGCTGCACATGGTGGTATCTTGCTGCCTAAACTTGATGGTGACAAGTTCTCCTACAGAGAGATATACCAGGTTGCGGTGAGTAATCAAGGTCGTAGTCATTATCGGGGTAAGGGTGATAGTTTTTATGGCATGTCAAAGCTCATCCAGGGTCAGATAAAGCACTATTGTACTTCGTTAGGTTATGAGTTGGATGATTCTATTGCGGGACGTACACTTAATCCCCTGATGAAGAGTCGAAAGAAGGTAGATGGTAAGTGGACGTCAGATTTTGCTTCACGTCAATTGGGGTTCCCTGAAGAAGCTGCGCTTGCTGATGCTCCTTTAGTAAGTAACAATGTAGATGAGAAGAACTTGTCGGCAAGCTGGGTTCCCAGGTTTATCTTTAATCTATATGTGTCGGATCAGTTTATCAAGTATTGGCGCACACAAGGTAAAACGATCAGGATCTATAATGTAGTTGGTGGAGGCAATGTGTTCGACACGTTTGTTGTTGGATCACAGAGTGTCCCAGCTAATAGATGCTTGGTCAGTTATGCTAGGCTTTCCGGTTCCTTTCTTGATCGGTTAAAAGAGGTTGTCAATGGACATCACTAGAGAAGCATTAACAAAGGCAATTGGTTTAGTTGTACCAGGTATTGCGAGGAAGGAAGTCTTTGATCAGGCTAATAAACTAGCCTTTGATCAAGGTAATCTGATATCTTACAATGATCAAGTTTCGATCTTTCACCCGCTTGAAGGAAGCGAAGAACTTTCCGGTGCTCTTGATGGTCGTCGCTTGTACGACCTTCTGAACAAGACTGATTCTAGTAATGTTAAGATGATCCAAAAGGGTAACAATATTGAAGTAAGTGTTGGAAGGACCACGGTCAGTCTAATCACAGCACCGGTGGCTTTACCCTTTGCTGAGATCGACTGGACTGGTGAGGATCAGATTTTACCGAATGATTTTAAGAAGGGGCTAAAGTTGGTTGCTAGTACCTGTGCGCGCGACATGAGTAGGCCCGTTTTGACCTGCGTTTATATGGCGGGTGAGTATCTGACTGGGTCAGATGGGTATCGCGTAGCCCAGTTTAGGATTGAAGGGGCGGATCTTCCATCTATTCTGTTACCCGTTACTGCTGCTGAATTGTTAGAGGATGAGGATTACGTTATCAAGACTGTTGCCGTTGGAGAGAAAGGTGAGTGGGTTAGGTTTGCTACAGAAGACAATACTGTGATTTGTGCGCGTACGTCATCTGGTACTTACCCGGATCTCTCTGCCACATTGTCTACAGAGGGAGAGGATATTACTCTACCAAAGAGGTTAACCGAAACACTGGAGCGCGCGCAGATCTTTTCCAAGCGGGATCACAGGATTGACGAAGAGGTTAGAATCACTTTAAGTGGGACTCAAATTGTTGTTGGGGCTAGTTGTGATGGTGGAACGTTTAAGGAGATTGTGAGGGCAAGTCAAGAAGTCAGTGGTGAGTTTATGTTTAATATACATCCTGAGTTCTTGTCGAGAGCTTTAACCGAAGAGAATGCAAACTGTGTCCTAAATACTTCGAAGATTAAGTTTACCGGACCGCAATGGGAACATGTGGTAGCACTTCGATGAAGAAAGCTCAAGGTAATGATTTAGTTGAGGTCTCCGGCGAAGTTCGCAGTGAAACGGAGAAAGCCTATAGGTTTTATGACGGGAAAGAATACGTTTGGCTGCCTAAATCTCTGTGTGAGTGGGATAAAGGTGCTAAGGAAATGACAATGCCCGAATGGCTTGCGCAGGACAAAGGACTCATCTAATGCGTATACACATCTATGAAGAAGAACTAGGTGAAGGTGTCGAACTTATCCGCAAGGATAACGTTAATGGTAACGAGACTTTTTATGGTCTTCGTATATGGCTTAAATCACCAAAAGAGATACTTGAGCATTCTACACCAGAAGATGACGATCGTAATGCCGTAACTTTTTGGTGCCGCTCAAAGGATGACCTGTTTGGGATGCTGGTTTCCATGTCAGATGCACTTGGTTGTTCGAGAATCACAAGGCTCGACGGGTGATAAATGCCAATACCGAGGTTATTCGGGGATAATGAACCTCCAGCTAAAGGTGGGCTGGGTAAACCTCTGTCATGTGTATCTTGTGGTCTGTATAATGGACCAATCAACCCAAAGATGCCTCCCTTCGGGGATTTCAAGAAACAGATTATGGTTATTGGTGAAGGACCCGGTGAACAAGAGGATCGAAAAGGTAGACCATTCCAGGGACCAACCGGTAATGCTATCAAAGAAGCATTGAGTGATCTTGGTATTGATCTATTTCGTGATTGTATAAATTTGAATGCAGTTAATTGTCGACCACCTAGTAATAGAGCACCATCTGTCCACGAGATTGCGTGTTGTAGAGCGCGGATAGTGTCCCCCGCTATAGCTGCGCATAGTCCTCGATTAATGCTGCTACTGGGCGGGAGCGCCGTTACTAGTGTCCTTGGAAGTGTGCTACCGGAAGCGCAGGACTCGAGCATTGGAAAGTGGCGTGGTTTTCACATCCCTCTACCGGAATTAGGTGCCTGGATTTGCCCAACGTATCATCCCAGTTATGTTTCCAGGTCCAGTGATAGGCCTGAAGTAGAGACAGTTTGGAAGAATGATTTGAAACAAGCTATTGACTTGCTAAATGTATCTGTACCCAGAGTAGAGATTTTACGTAATAGGATTGTTCTTCTTCATGGTGAAGAAGAGATTCTTAGAGCATTGAATAGGGTAAAAGTACGAAAAGGTCTGTTCTCATTTGATTATGAGACTGTAGGATTAAGTGCAAAGTTACACAGTATAGTTTGTGCGTCTTTTTGTCAGTCACCTGAGCGTGCGTATGCGTTTATGTTTACTGATGCTTCCGAGGCTGTTCGTCAAGCTTGGCGGGATATTCTAGTAAACGAAGATATTGGTAAGATCTCACATAATCTATCATTTGAATATGAGTGGAGCCGCTTCCATTTTGATATTGATGAGATAAATTGGGCTTGGGATAGTATGCTTGCAGCACATGTTATTGATAATCGTACGGGTATTTGTGGGTTAAAGTTTCAATCTTTTATCAATTTTGGTGTTGTAGGGTATGAGAATTTAATCGATCCCTATTTAAAGTCTGTAACACCGCGAGATCCCACTGCGCCAAACCGTATACTAGAGTTTATAGAGAGGCATGGTGAAGATGAATGCCTAATCTATTGCGGGATTGACTCCCTTCTCGCCTATAGGTTAACCATGAAGCAAATGAAAGAGATTGAAGATGGCTGATGTTCACTTTGATTTTGGTATTTGGAATCAAAAGGCAGGTTGGATAGGAAAGTGCCCTAAACATGGTCCTCAGCAGAGTGGTCTTTCTATTTCCCTCCCACCCCTAATTAGAAATTATTGTGGTGAATGTTTAATTGAATTGTTAGATCAGTTTTGTCATCCTCTGGAGTACGTCAATGAAAATGATGGAAGCCTATAAGCTGCTCCAACGAGGGGCTGAAGCTCTTACCCTTGTAGAGGAAGCGGGGATTTGTATTGATCTTGTTTATGTTAGGGAGAAACTGGCTTGGGTTGAGCAAAAGTTAAAGCAGTCAGAATTACGACTAAAGAGCAGTGAGTTAGGCATTGCTTGGCTTGGTCGCTATGGTGATGCAATGAAGATTCAAAGTGTCCCTCAATTGAGACACATCCTTTATCAGGATATGCGAGCTAAACCATTCAAGATGTCTGAGGGTGGTGAAGAGAGTACAAACGAGGAATCCCTTCGACAGACTAATGTTGATGGTGTTGTCCATTTGTTGCGGATGCGGAGGCTGAAAAAGGCTAAAGATGTTTTGAAAGTGTTGATTAGATCTACAGTCAATGGCAAGATCCACCCATCTTTTCTGTTGCATACAGTATCAACGTATAGATCGTCTAGTGCTGATCCCAACCTGCAGAATATACCAGCCCGAGATAAAGAAATTATGGACATCTGTAGAAGGGCGTTTCTTCCCAGCCCTGGTCATATTTTGATGGAGATTGACTTTTCAGGTATTGAAGTCGGTATTGCAGCAACTTATCACAAAGATCCTGTAATGATTAAGTACTTACAGGATGAGACAAGTGATATGCACGGGGATATGGCAGGTGAGATTTTCTTGCTGCCCAAATTGAATACCCCTCTCAAAGAGATGGAAGGTGGGTATACATTAAGGCAGTCAGCAAAGAACGGGTTTGTCTTCCCGCAATTCTACGGTGACTATTACGAGCCCTGCGCGCTTAATGTCGCTTGTTCCTGGTGCAAGCTACCAAAGGATGGAATGTGGAAGCCTAATCACGGTGTTGTATTTAATGGTAAACCCATAGGGGAACATTTGATATCTAAAGACATTGATTCGTTTAGTGTATTTGTTGATCACATGGAACGGGTACAAAACAACTTTTGGGGCAAGCGTTTCAAAGTATATAATGCTTGGAGAAAGACTTGGCATTCTAAGTACCAAAAGACCGGTGAATTTGAAATGAAGACCGGGTTTAGGGTCTCCGGTGTTATGGAAAAGAATCAAGTAATCAATTTCCCTGTACAAGGGGCCGCATTCCATTGTTTGTTATGGTCTTTGATTGAAATGGTAAAGCAGTTAAAGGGTTGGCAGAGTAAGGTGGTTGGTGAGATACACGACAGTATGCTGATAGATGCACATCCAGACGAGATCTCTGATATTATTCTAATGGCGCAGCAAATCTGCACGGTCGATCTACCAAACCACTGGTCTTGGATAGATATACCTATGCGTATCGAAGTTGCTGCCTCAGAAATAGATGGTAACTGGGCTGAAATGAAAGGTGCAGCATGAGTTTATATCAAAAATATCGTCCCCATTCTTTTGCTGAGATGGTCGGTAATGAAACGCTTGTATCTAATCTTAAAGGGTTGTTGGCTCTTGATGATCCTCCACATGCTTTTCTATTTCACGGACCCACTGGGTGTGGAAAAACGACACTGGGGAGGATAGTCGCAACCGAGTTAGGTTGTCATGAACAAGACTTTAAGGAAATAGACACTGCTGACTTTCGTGGTATTGATACTGCTCGTACTATTAGGCATAACGCACACTATAAGGCATTGGGTGGCACCAGACGTGCCTGGCTTATTGATGAGGCACATAAGCTGACTAATGATGCGCAAAATGCTTTGTTAAAGGGTCTGGAAGATCCACCAGATCATTGTTTTTATGTGCTTGCTACTACTGATCCTGATAAGCTTCTTGATACAATAAAGGGTAGATGCTCTGTTCACACGGTCAGTCCATTGACTATACCGAATATGGTCAGGTTAATGGTTAAGGTATGCGCCCGTGAGCATGTATCTTTACCAAAGAATGTACTAAGTGCTGTAGCGCTTAAGGCTTCACTTGGGTTTGACGCTGACAAAGTTGATATTGATAAAGCCGAGATATGTTATCCCAGACACGCTCTTCAGCTTTTAGAAAAAGTCGTTGCGGCGGGTCCAGATGATTATATTAAGGTAATTGAAGCGTCCGACAATATAGCTAAGAATGCAGACAGGTTGGTGACATCGTTGCTTCAAAAACATCGTTGGCGTCAAGTTAGTTCGATTCTATCGATAATTCCTGAAGATGATGTTGAAATAACCCGTAGGCGTGTAATTGGTTATGCTCGTCAGGTTCTGTTGAATGGAGATGGGAATGACGTTGCTGCTGAAATAATTCATCATTTTTCAGCACCATTCTTTGATAGTGGACCTCCTGGTCTAGCATTGGCATGTTATATGGTAATCAAAAGTGGGTGACGTAATCGTATAATATAGTAGGAGATGTCAAGTGTCCTATGAGCAAGACATTGAGATTGATGAATCCGCTCTAGATGTAGAATGGGTAGATCATTCACGTAGGATGCTTGTGTACACAACCAATGCAGCTGAGGCACATCGCGATATGGATTTGGCAAAGGCGCAAGTTGACTATGTTAAAGCCCGACTTGATAAAGAAGTAAGAGAAGATCCCAGGGCGTTTGGTCTTGGAGATCGTATAACAGAGGGAGCAATTTCTTCTGTAATTACTATCAATGATGAATATGATGCAATTAATCGAGACTATATTGAAAAGAAGTATCAATATGAGGTGGCCACTGGAGTTGTTAAGTCGTTTGAGCATCGCAAAAGTGCCTTGGAAAATTTAGTGAGGCTGCATGGGCAAAGTTACTTTGCAGGACCCTCGGTTCCGCATAATTTATCCGAAGAGAGGCAAAAGCGAATTAATCGATCTATTAGACTACAGAGGAGAAATTGATTGGAATTTGCAATCGCAATCGTGGTTGTGGGTTTAGCCGCCTTGCCTTTCTATGTTTTTGTATTGGCTAAGTGCGCAGCATCGGGTTGGGCCGCTGGGACGATATCTTATCTGTCCTATACACGGAGGAAACAATCTAATGGCAAAGAGTCGCTTCACGAGTTTCAAGGACAAGATTGTCTTTAACGCTACTCAACAGCGTAACAAGGCAGCAAATTACGGTCATTTATCCATCCCGCGAGGATTTACGGTCTTCAAGGAAGAGCCCGGTTCCCGCATTTCTATTGATATTATGTCTTATGTTGTCACAGACCCCAACCATCCAGATAAGGATGAGACAACGGGTAGTGCTGAAAAGGGTGGTCTTTGGTACCGTCGCCCTTACAAGTTGCATCGTAATGTTGGTGCTGATAAGTCATCGGTTGTCTGCCCCACAAGTATTGGGAAGAAGTGTCCGATTTGCGAGTATCGGTCAAAACTTCTTTCTGATGGTGTGGATTGGAAAGATGATGCAGTAAAGAACGCCCGTCCCAGTTCGCGGTCACTTTATTTGATTATTCCCAAGGATAACAAGAAGTTTGAAGAGAAACCGCATCTTTGGGATATATCGGACTTTCTGTTCCAGGCTAAGTTGAATAATGAGATTGAGGAAAACCCTGATGAGCTTGGGGATTTTCCGCATCCTGCTAATGGGTTGACGTTAAAGATCCGATTCTCTGAAGAGAAGCTTGGTGGGAACACGTTTGCGGAAACCTCGCGCATTGATTTTGAACAGCGTGGGTATGCTTACGATGATGCCACTATTGATGCACTGCCCTCACTTGACGAGGTCGTTACAATTAAGGATTACAAGGAAATCCAAAAGATGTTCCTTGAGGGTGGGGATGATGATGAACCAGAGGAAGAGAAACCAGTTATTCAGGTTACTCGTATCTCTGCGCGAACCGCACCCGCGCGAACTACACCAATAAGAACTGTTGTTGTACCTATAGAGGAAGAGACCGAAGAGGAACCAGAGGAGGAGCCCGAAGAGCCCGAAGAGGAGACACGTACGCCTTCTGTTTACCGTAGGCCTACACCGGTAGCGAAACCTGCAGAAAAGCCCGCAGCAAAGCCTCTAACACGTGG